TCTCTTAAGTGCTTATAGAGATGAGTCTGCTGACTTCAGAGTTCTCTATAATTTGATAAGAGCAGATTCTGGAGAGATTGATCAAACATTTGAATTGTTCCCTGGATATGACAACTTAACATATACAGATGATGATGGTTATGCCGTGGTTGATGCTTCCAAGAATAGTGGTCTTCCTGATAGACTTGTTCCTGGAAGTAGAAGTAATGAATTCTTAGAATATGAATTCACAGCAAATGATCTTCCATTATTTACTGGATACACAATTAAAATTGTTATGTCCGGAACTAATCAGGCATATCCACCTAGAATCAGAGAATTGAGGACTATAGCAGTAAGATGATTAAAGTTGAAGGGTATCAAAATTTATATCGAGATGAAAACAGTGGTGCCATAATCAATACTGATTCTTTGGCATACAATCAATATGTGAATTCTTTAGAACAGAGACAACTTCAAAAAAAGGAAATCTCTGAAATAAAGAATGATATTGATGAGATAAAATCTCTTCTCAGAAATTTACTGTTGAATTCTGAGAATATAAATATCTAAAGGAAAATAGTTTATTTTAAATAATGGCAGTATTTGTATCTAACATCACAATTGAACAAGGGTTTGACTTCGATACTTCTTTTCAGTTAGAGGATACTAGAACAAATTCCCCATTGGTTTTAACAGGTGTTGAAACAGAAGGTATGTTGAGAAAAAGTTATAGTAGTTCCAGTTCTGTTTCTTTTGCTTCCACAGTTGCTGATGATTCTAACGGAATTATTTCAATATCACTTACATCGACCCAAACAGCAGCATTGAAACCTGGAAGATACGTATATGATATAAAAATAACCAATGCTGGGAAAGAATACAAAGCCGTTGAAGGATCAGCATTAGTACGAGCCGGAGTAACTAGGTAATGCCAAGTATAAACGACAGAATTGGATCTCAAAACGTTATTCGCGTTTTATCCAATGCCTCCGCACCACCCACAAGAATACTCAATCTAACTGACGTTGAATCAACAGATCAGACAGATGGTAATTTACTTATTTGGGATGCTGGTACTAGTAAATTCGTCATGGGTCGCGACCTTGACGGAACAGAAGGATATGTATTTACTGGTGGAACTGGAAATGTAGGTATAGTAACATTTTCCGGAACTACTCAATCGGAATCAACCACGACTGGTGCAGTAATCGTCAGTGGTGGTCTGGCAGTTGGAAAAAATGTAAATTTTGCTGCTGGATTAAATGTTATTGGTATTGCAACATTTTCGAACGAAGTTGATATCAACGCTGCTGTTGATATTTTAAGAGGATTAAATGTTGCAGGTGTTACTAGTGTAGCATCTCTCAATATAGGTGCAACACAAGTAATCAGTAGTGGTAGAGAACTTCAAAACATTGCTTCTTTAGATGCCACCACCACGGCAACTATTGAAGCTGCAATTGAACTTGCACCAAACACATTCACTGATTTAAAAGTTAGTGGAGTATCGACTTTTATTGGTATCGCAACCTATGCTGCAGGAATTCAGGTTATCTCTGGAGTATCGACTTTTGATACTGCTGTTGATATTAATGCTGGATTAGATGTTGATGGTCAGACCGACTTAGATGAAGTAGTAATTGCTGGTGTTACTACATTCAATAATGCTGATGTAGTTTTCCAGGGTGCTGCTGCTGGTCAGAATATAACATTTGATGCTTCTGAAAATGATTTAGAGTTTACTGATGCTGCCAGAATAAAATTTGGAAATAGTGATGATCTTGAGATATGGCATGATGGCACAAACAGTAATATAAAAAATTCTACGAATGATTTTCATATTCGTAGTGATTCACTCGCACTCAAAACAGCAGATAATAGTGAGAGATATCTTAAAGCTACTAAGAATGAAGATGTAAAATTATATTATAATGGCAATGAGAAATTTGCCACCACTGCTGAAGGTGTCGATGTCACTGGACGCACAGAAACCGATCTCTTAAATGTTTCCGGTGTATCAACATTTGCTGGTCTTATTGATGCCAATGCTCGTCTTGACGTAGTTGGTGGTGCCAATTTAGATCAACTAAATGTATCTGGTATTACTACACTTGGTGCGGTTGACATTAATGGAATAATAGACATTGATGGTCAGTTAGATGCAGATGAGTTAGTTGTTGCAGGAGTTGCAACTTTTAGTTCTTTAATAGATGCTAATAATAGATTAGATGTAGTTGGTGGTGCTAATTTAGATCAACTGAATGTAACTGGTGTATCTACTTTAACAGGCAATGTATCCTTTGGAACAAGCGCCTTCTTTGGTGATAATGATAAAATCAATATGGGTGATGGTAATGACTTACAGATTTATCACGCCTCTAATGGAACTGGTATCATTCAGAATGCTGGTTCTGGTCAGTTACAACTTCGTAGTGATACAATCAGACTACTGAATCAAGCAACTGATGAAGACTTTGCTTTCTTCAGAGATGATGGAGCAGTAGAACTCTATTATAATAATACAAAGAGATTTGAAACATCAGGAATTGGTATAACAGTAACAGGACAATTAGATAGCACTACTTTAAATGTCTCTGGCGTATCCACATTTGCTGGTGCTGTAGATTTAAATGCTGGTTTAGACATTGATGGTCAACTAGATGTAGATGAACTTGTAGTTGCAGGAGTATCAACCTTTAATGCTGCTGTTGACATTGACGCAGGATTAGATGTAGATGGCCAGACTGATTTAGATGAATTAGTCGTTGCTGGTGTATCAACCTTTAATGCCGCAGTTGATATTAACAGCACATTGGATGTTGATGGTGATACTCAAGTAGATGATCTTAATGTTGCAGGAGTTGCAACTTTCAGTGCTCTGATAGATGCAAATAATCGTCTTGATGTTGCTGGTGGTGCTAACTTAGACCAACTAAATGTTGCCGGAGTATCAACCTTTGGAGGTGTTTCTACTTTCAATGATGATGTGAGAATTACTGCTGGTGGATTAGATGTTGTCGGAGTGGCAACGTTCTCTACTAACGTAAATGTCACCGGAACACTTGATGCCGGACTTATCGATGGAGGAACATACTGATGGCAAAACCAGCAAGCAAACAGGAATTAATTGACTACTCTTTAAGGAGATTAGGTGCTCCAGTTTTAGAAATCAACGTTGATGATGAGCAAATAGATGATCTAGTTGACGACGCACTTCAATATTTTCAGGAGAGACACTTTGATGGTGTCGAAAGAATGTATCTCAAATACAAATTGACTGAAAATGATATCAACAGGGGAACTGCTAAAGTTGGTGGAACTAACACAGTTGGAATTGTAACAACATCTGGTATCACCACCACTGTGAGTGGTATGACCACTACTACTAATTATTTTTACGAAAATTCTAATTTTATTCAAGTTCCAGATTCGGTTATTGGAATTGAAAAGGTATTTAAGTTTGATAGTAGCACACTATCGGATGGAATGTTCAATATTAAATATCAATTATTTTTGAATGACATATATCAGTTCAATTCAATTGAACTTCTTCAATATTCAATGGTTAAGACATATCTAGAAGATATTGAATTTATATTATCAACTGACAAACAGATAAGATTTAATAAGAGGCAAAATAGGTTATATCTGGATATTGATTGGGGATCAGAAACAAAAGATACTTACCTGATTATTGATTGTTATAGAATTTTAGATCCAAATACTTTTACCAATGTATATAATGATAGTTTCCTTAAAAAGTATGTCACTGCTCTCATAAAAAGACAATGGGGACAAAATTTATTGAAATTTAGGGGAGCAAAACTTCCGGGCGGAGTTGAGTTAAACGGAAGAGAATTATATGAAGATGCAGAAAGAGAACTAGAGGATATCAAACAAAGGATGGCACTTGAATATGAACTGCCACCTTATGATTTCATTGGATAATTGCAATGACTTTAAATTCTTACTTTCTACAAGGTAGTCCTGGCGAGCAAGACCTCGTTCAATCACTGATTAATGAGCAGATACAAATTTATGGTGTAGAAGTATATTATCTACCCAGAAAAATTTTTAAAACTGACGATATAATCAAAGAAATTCAGTCATCAAAATTTGATGACAGTTTTTTAATTGAAGCATATGTCAATAATGTTGATGGATATGCGCCAGACAGCGATATAATGACCAAGTTTGGTCTGAGATTAAAAAATGAAATAAACCTTACAATATCCAGAGAAAGATTTGAAGATTTTATTTCTCCATTCTTGGAGGGTATTTCTTCTGGTATTAGAGAAGGAAGAATTACTGGATTTACTTTTGGTGACTTAATCACTAGACCAAAAGAGGGTGATCTAATTTATTTCCCTCTTGGAGAGAGATTATTTGAAATTAAAAGAGTAGAACATGAGAAACCATTTTATCAATTAGGAAGTCTCTATACTTATGATTTGAGTTGTGAATTGTTTGAATATGAAAATGAGTTTGTCGATACCAGTATTGCTGAGATTGATAATCAACTAAAAGAAGAAGGTTACATTACAACTATCGACCTTGTTGGAGTTGCTCAAACCGCAACTGCAACTGTTGGAGTATCCAGTGGTCGTGTTACTGAAATATTCTTAAATAATGATGGATCTGGATTTACTTCTGCACCAACGATTACTTTCTCAGATGCGCCATCTGGTGGACACAATGCATCTGCGGTTGCAATCACAACTGAGAGAGCCAATATTACTTCAATTTTAAGAATT